GGTAATCCCATGTGTGTAATGGACGAGAAGTTCGTCCGTAATATTACTATCTGATTAAAGAATTTGTATTTGAGACAAGTTTTTTACTTGTTGATTTTCCAGACCACTTGATTATGTTTTATTATAATTGTTCGCGCTGAACACCAGTTCTACCAGAATAGCGTTTCTGAAGAGCCATTCCATTTGAAGGCTAGGGCCTCTCGAAGAGGCCCCTTTTCGAAAGTATTATATCTAATTTTGAATTATTTTATAATGTTTCCCCAAATTGTTAATTCCAGTTAACGATTGAATTTATTGACAATTGTATAGCTCCTGATTAAATTCAGTTTGAGCGCTTCAACTTTGTGAGCGGTAAGTCAACCCTGAGCGTCTGTCTTGCAGGATAGCGTTAAAAGCGCAGCTCGTGACTTTAGAGTGTATTTCCCGTACACGCCCACGGATTCCTTTGAGGGCCTAAGCAACCCAATGATAACGAATCAGCTCAATCTAGTATTGTTAATACTTTCATGCCGTGAATCAATCTATGTATCCGACACAGGAATAAATCTACTGAGCGATTTACGTTGGTTTTTACCAATTTGAATGCATTATGAAGTGTTTGAAAATTTATAATATTTTCACCTTCCAAACCGTAATACCTTAAAACAAAATGAATAATTCTTTTAAGGCAAGTCCAAGGGAACAGGGTATTACAAATGGAGATCATGCTTTGGAGTCTCCCCCAACAGAAACATTAAAAGCGAATCCACGTGTGGATCGCACCCGTAAGGGTTTCCCCTTCTTCAATAAGAAAAAATGCAAGAAATTTTCTAAGAAGAAACAAAAATATGAAGCAATTAGGCTTCAACATGAAACGATTTCTAGGTTAGTTCAAGAAATGGAGGATGATCGACTCAAACTCGATACACCCCCTCCCCTTGAGGCTGAGGATTTTTCCTCACCACCTCCAGCTCTCATTGGATATGATTCTGATGATGAAAATGATGAAGATGAGCTTCATCCCCAGAGCGTTCGATCTTCGATATCGGACGCTTTTAAAGCTAAAGATCAGCTTCAAGAGATAATGACCACTATGGACAAGTTTCGAGATATTATAAACTTGGCCTCAACCTCTCTCGAGAAGCACGGCAGGGGTAGCGCCCTTGATGGTCTTATGTCTCGTTTTGAAGATTTACTAATGTTCTTGATGTCTTTATCCCAAGACACTACTATGACACAAATCATTCTCAATATAACCAAATATGCGAAAACCCTTGTTAAAGGGTCAGTTCTCAATCTTCTTTTACGAAGGATTGGTGATATTTTCACCGATACTGACAAAGATGATGGTTTTACCCAACAAGCTGGTTGGCTAACTAAGAATTGGGAAAGTTTGGTTAAAGGCCATTTTGGGAAGCAGGTTTCATCTGCTCTCAATTTGCTTATTGCCATTGGGATGATGCCAGAGAAAGCTGACACTTTGTGTACAAAAGAGTTCTACGATGTGTTTGAACTCAAAGCCAAGAAAAGGCAATCCAAATCTATTTTCGAGATGTTGTGTAATACAGTTGATTTTGTAGCGGAATCAATGTATCCAGCCATTGTTAAAGGCGATTTGTCCTATTTAATGGACGGAAAAGATCGTCGCGACCTTGATGATTTATATCGAGATACCACACTTGCTTGTTTGAAGCATTCCAGTAATCGTACGCGTGCACTGGAAGAGGATCATAAGATTACAGATGAAGCTGGTCTCTTGGTTATGCTTGATAAATGCATTATGGCTCATGTTGCATTCAACAAGTGTTCAGACCCCCGAGAAAGAGAAGCTATTAACAAAAAGATTCTTACTTTGGACAAATTATCTAATGATTTGCAATCAAAATGGCATGATTCGAATTCTCGAATTAAACCGTTCGCGGTTTTGATCCGTGGAGGATCTTCAGTAGGTAAAACTACTTTGATTCACACCGTCAACCATTTGATATGTTCAATTAATGGATTTCCCGAAGGCGAAGAATATACAGTTTTTCTTAATGGTGATGATTCCTATCAGTCTGAATTCACTTCTCACCACGTGACTACTGTTTTTGATGATATGTGTAATACCAGACCTGAGCACGTAACAGACAATCCTCTTTTTAAATTGATTCAATTTATTAATAATGTCCATTGCGCAGCCTTGTCTCCAATTGCTGAACAGAAAGGTAAAAATGATATAAGGTGTAAGTTAGTTATTGTGACCACCAACACTTTAGATTTACATTCTGCATATTTTTCATGTAATCCAACGTCAATCATGCGACGTTTCAAATTGATAATTGATGTGAGCTTGAAGCCGGAGTGTTCCAATGGGACAGATGGCATCAAGGATGAATTTGCTGGCTTAGCTATGCCAGACATTTGGGATCTTGGTTTTTCTACTGTAGGTATTGTCCGCGGTGATGCTTTGGCCGATACATGGCACCATGTACCACAGCCTGGTAAGGATGTGGTAGATTTGGCATACTTGTTGGAGAAAATGTCGAAGCAGCATTTTGCAACTCAAAATGAGATTGTAGCTGCCTCTACTAATCTTCACAAGCAACCTCATTGTGAGAAACATCCCTTATTTGTCATGCCATGTCCTCAGTGTGGAAAGAATAAAACAGTACCCACAGTTATTACAACTGCTGTGGAGACTATGCCAACTCTTTTTGAGAAAAAAGAAGAAATTTCCATGCCAACTTCTGGCGTCTCTAAGCCTGTTCCTGAAGGCTCATGGAATGAGCCGTTTGGCAAACAGGTTGGCACCATGGAATCGTTTCTGGCTCGCTTCAGGCGTTTGGAGAATATAATGGAAGAACCAGTTGAAGAACCCCTCGTGTATGAGGATCTTGATATAATGTTTCCAAATGAACAAGAGGAAGAAGTGAATAGCTATCATTCGGCCCACACTACAACTCCACAGATGGAAGTATTGTCGAATTCTGATGTTCCTTCGTATGCAAGTTCAAGTACCATTTCCAAATTGTCTAGCATGTCCAGTGGATCAAAGTCTCGTGGCTTTGTAAAACGATTCACTGGTTTTTTCAAGACTGCTGTAAAGAAGAAGAAGAAGCCAATTGAAGTTGATCCAGAAGTCCAAGATGCCCTTGATGCTCAAGAAGTTCTAGATAATTTTACAAAATTGTCCCAGATTTCTCAAAGACAATTCAAAGAGAAGAAAGGCATGTTGTTTAGGTGTATTGGAGAAAATGGATTCTATTGGCGACAAGCAGTTGACGAATATTCGTGTACGAGTGAATTGTCAGCGCATGACCGATTTGCCGTGATTTCTAAAATGGCGACCCAGAGATTTGAATCTTTGGTTAGCTTGGCAAAGGTTGGTGCCAAAAAACTAGCAGAACTTGATCCCAAATATAAGGCTTTATTGGCCTTAAGTGCCATTCTCGCTACTGGTGGTCTTATGCATAAATTGCAAAAGACACTCAACACCCAAAGCGCCATTTTGGCTGATATGCAGGTGACAGCTATGTCTCCTACCATGATTGTTGATCACGATGATAGGTATAAGAAACCTATTACTTTTTCATTCCCTATACCCAAAGCATCAGTTTCCACTTTGCGCACAGATTTTGAGAACCATATTGACATGAATTTGCGTCTTGCATCTATCACAGAAATAGACCCAGTTTCAAGAATTGAGCTGGGTAAATCCTTTTGTTTGAATGCATGTCCACTAGGTAATGGTGACTGGGTATTTCCAGCCCATGTTTTCAAACCTGGTAAGAGTTATGATGTTTTTATGCAAAATGCTCCTTCCGCGGAGATTGTTAAACATGTGCACTTTATGGCCAATGATGCTAATGTATATCCTATGGAGGCTTCCATGGATCAATGTATCGTGCATATCGCAGGTGGCGGGTGTAACTGGAAAGCTGACAAATATTTGTTGGCTAGTGACTACAATATCAGCGTAGGCACGCTACTGGAGATTTATTTCCAACATCCAGACAATGTATATAAGGGAGATCGATCCAAAGTTCCTTCACTCACTAAGGTTCAGACCAAAGTGACAAGTGTTGGGTACACAAACATAACAGGAATGGGTAAGGTTAAAAGAATCACTTACGATTTTAAGCAGGACACATATCAAGGTTTGTGTGGAGCAGTCGTAACCCTTGCTGGGCGAAATCCAGTTATTGTCGGTTTTCACAATGCAGGAAGACAACACGAAGGTGCTTGCACTTTCACATCTAAGCTACAAGTAGACTTGATAAGAAAAGAACGTGACGCAGAAGCGCCATGCATGCCTATTAAAGTAGCAGAAGATGGTCCCCTGCCTAAACAGATGCAAGGTGTAGACGTCAGTGTGGAACCCACAATTCATGGCAGAAACCCATTGAATTGGATGACAAGTGATACAATTCATTGCGCAGATATACTTGGATCTACTAGTTCTCCCACTGCCACATTCAAGACTAATGTTAAAGAGTCTTGCATAGCTAAACCTCTAGAGGAGGCCATGGGAATCAAGAAAGAGCATTCTGGTCCTGATAAAGCAGGAGCGTCCAAAGCTCGATGGGAGCATGTACATAATACTACTAAGGATGCCCCTCCGGTGAATCCGGACACTTTGAAGAAAGCTGTAACTGATTTCGTGATGAAATACAACTCTTTTTCTACTCAGGTTGATGTTAGTGGTAATGTACACAAGCTCAATTTGAAAGATGCACTAAATGGAGTGGCCGGAGTGCAGGGATTTGATCCTGTGAACATTGATACATCAATAGGATATCCCATCAACAAAAGAAAATCAGAATTTCTTGCTATAGATGAAGCCATTAAAGAGAAGTATGGCTCTATTACAAAGAAATGTCTGCGAGAAGTCGTCAATGCGGACGGCTCCATCTCTTTGGTTGCGTCCATAGAGTTTGATCCAGATAAGTATGATTTGGATAAGATTATGGAGGACACTTTGGAATATATGGTTGATGGTAAGAGAGTTTACTTCTGTTTCAGGTCAAATCTGAAAGATGAAGCTCTCCCACAAGAGAAAGTAGACGAAGGCAAAATTAGAGTTTTCGCTGGAGCTCCCTTTCCTTTAGTGGTTGTATGTAGAATGCTTACATTACCTGCCATTAATATGATGAAAAGTTTCCCTGATGTGTTTGAGAGCGCGGTTGGCGTTGATGCTTCAGGAAAAGATTGGAATCATTTGTTCAAGTATGTTACTAAATTTGGCATTAATAATATGGTAGCTGGCGATTTCAAAAAGTATGATCAGACAACACCTAGTGCTTTCACTTCAACTTCACTTGCTTTGTTGCGAATGATATTGAAACAGAGTGGAAACTATAGTGATGTTGATTTGAAAATATTTGATGCTATGGCTACAGAGATCATATCTCCTTTGTATGAAATGAATGGTGTGTTGTATAATACAAACAAGAGTGTTGCTTCAGGGCATCCTCTAACAGTCATTTTGAATGGTTTGAATAATATTCTTCTTATGCGTTATGCGTATTACGCCAATTTAGAGAAATATGTTCCCCACAAGGATTGTGATCCAGTCAAAGGCAATTTCCCATTGTTCCACAAAGTAGTTGCTCTTATCACATATGGTGATGATAATTTGATGAGTGTATCTAAAGATTGTTTGTTCTTTAATCACACAACCATAGCTGAGCGTCTAGCAGAAATTGGCATGACGTACACTATGGCGGATAAGAGTGAATCTAGTGCAGAATTTCTCCATATTGATGCATGTTCTTTCCTTAAGCGTAGGTTTGCAGCCCACGCTGATTTGGATGGAGCCATCGTAGCACCATTGGATATTGATTCAATTCATAAATCGTTGACCTGCACTAAACATGAAAAAGCATCACAGGAATCTGAAGCTCAAATTATGGCTGGTAATATGTCGTCAGCTTTGTATGAGTTGTTTTTCCATGGAACTGATGTGTACGAAAAGTACGCAGAAGGTTTCCAACAGATTCTGGATACTAGGGATAGTGAAGGTTATCGAGTTGGTGATTATTATCAACCACCTAGTTTGGATGATTGTGCACAAAGATATCATGCTTCTACTTGTCATTATGAAGCTGTACAAGAATTATATCCATATTTTCTACAAAGTCAACCATTTGAACAGCAAGCTGTGCCACCTCCCAGTGATTTGCGCTGGTACCATGATTATCGTCATGTGTACATTGAGAGATATGCTGTTTTTCTTTCATCTCTGAGGCCATTATTACTGAAAAGTATTTTCAATATGGAAAGAGTACGAAGACAAAAGAAAAGAAATGCTCGGTTGGCAGCCGAGCTATTTGAGGCAGCGGAGTCTGGAAAAGAATTGGTCGTTCGACCATATTTCAGCTCCCTGTTGTGGAGCCCTTCTTACACGGGGACTTCACGAGCATACAATTGTGTGCAAAAACTTGTAATGCGCCGCAAGTTAGGTATCATCAAGGCCTTTCCAGAGGACATTGATGAAATGATAGTAAGAATGTCAGTCACGTCGGCTGTCGAACGAAGAATGCTAGAATACTACCAAGGGAGCGACTGGGTGTACTGGGTCGCCTCCCACCCTTAAAACTGCATCTGGAAGCAGTCTGTTTATATGTTACATTAAATACATTTAAGTTGTGCGTGCTTTTCACGCATATCATCATGTAGCTTGAGTAGCTCTTGATGATTAATCATACTTTCTAATAATCATATACAGAGCTTCAGACAGAGCTCGCAGTCAAATAACATAGTCCCATGTACCGTAACCGACGGGGAAAAATATCGGCAAGCCCAGGAGTGGGCGCCCTTTGTGCCTCAAGCAGGAACATTCTGCTATGAGACGCCAGATGCTGACCAAACAACTAAAGGAACTTTAACATTTATTGATAATAATCCTGCCTATACTTGTGAAGTGTCTTCAAATAATGATCCAACTAGGAACAGTACCAATGATTCTAATACCGATTTATCGAATTTTTTCGAAAGACCAATAGAGATCGCTTCATATAGTTGGACAATGAATGGAGCTCTTGACGCTGTTTTCAGACCTTGGGACTTATGGTCTAAGAATCCACGAGTGGCCAATAGGCTGTCTAACTTTAAGAATTTTCGTGGGGATATGCACATCAAAGTAATACTCAACGGTAATTCTTTCTACTGGGGTCGAGCAATGTTATCTTATATGCCATGGCCAGATGATTCTCCTTGGTATAGAACCACAGGCGATGCGGATGTGTGTACAGCCAGTCAGAGACCACACATATATCTAGATCCCACTACTTCACAGGGTGGGCATATGGTTTTACCATTTTTCTGTCCCTATGATTGTATTGACTTTACCGCTCCTACTTCCATGTCACGAATTGGGGAGTTGTGGCTTAGGAGTATTTCCTTTTTGAGGCACGCCCAAGGCTTATCTAACCCCGTTTCTGTGAAGATATATGCTTGGGTAGAAAATATACAGCTCACATCTCCTACTTCTGTTGCTATCGATGGTCTCAGCCCACAAGCTGGCGATGAGTTCGGAGAGGGTCCTATTTCTAGACCAGCTAATATCATTTCTAAAGTAGCAGGAGCATTAGAGTCTGTACCTGCCATTTCACCCCTTGCTATGGCCACTCAAATGGCTGCTAAAGGTGTTGGCAATTTGGCAGCCTCATTTGGTTATTCACGCCCCAGGAATATTAAAAGCATTGATTCTGTACGTGTATGGCAAACAGGCGATTTGGCCATGACAGATACGGATGTTACCAATAATTCCCTTGCTTTGGTGGCAAAACAGGAGGTTACCTTAGATCCTCGGACTGTGGGTCTTGGTGATGCTGACGAACTTGATTTCAAGTATTTGTCGAGCAAGGAATCATTCTTTGTTGGCACGGATTGGGGCCTAAATGAATCTGAAAATACTGTGATTTGTTCATTTCCTGTTACGCCAATGATTAGGAGGTTAAATGTTGATCCTCTCATTACCGCTCCCGGAATAGTGTTGTCACCTATGGGCGTTGTAGCTGCACCTTTCAAATATTGGCGTGGGAGCATCAAGTATCGTTTTCAGGTTGCTGCTAGTGGTTATCATAAAGGTCGTATCCTTGCAGTTTGGGACCCAGTTCTTGGGTCTGCGAATCCAGAAACCAATGTAGTCTACTCAAAGATCATTGATATAGCTGAAACCAAGGATTTTTCAATCACTATTGGTTGGGGATCTGATTTGCCTGGTTTAGATGTTGGAAATATAACCATTGGAAACACATATACGACTACTATCCCGTATGTGCCCACGCCACAAAGCCATAATGGTGTTTTGACTCTCTACGTTTTAAACCCATTGGTTACATCTGGACCAGCTACGAATCCTGTCGTGCTTCTTACATCTATTAGTTCACCTGATTTGGAAGTTTGGTGCCCAGACGCTGATGCTATGAGATCGTGGTCTCCTTTTCCGAATCCAGAACCAGTAGCTTTTGAACAACAGGCTGGTGGCAATGAAATGGGCGATACTACTGGTCAGTCTGAAAATGCTGCACCAGAAGCCACAGGCCTAGAAGAATATGCGGGCGGCAAGGCAGTCGAAATCACATTACCTGCAATCTTGGCTGGTGAGTCTATTGTGTCTTTTCGTCAACTGCTCAAGAGATTTTGTCTCGAGCGTTCAGTTGGAAGAGCTTGGACATCATCTACAAGTGATTTTGTATTGAATTCAATTCCTGTGAGAAGTTGGCCTCAGTACCGTGGTTACTTGTCTAACGGTCTTGACACTTTTAATGGCAATAATATAAACGCAGTGCCAACCACACCTTTTAATTTCATAGGTGCTTGCTTCGCTGGTTTTCGAGGTGCTGTTCGATATAAAGTGTTCCCTGCTACTGGGAATGGGAAACCTGACATGCTTCTAGTTTCTCGAGGAGATATATTTAATATGACCCCTACTTCGAATTCTTTTCCTCACAATCCCAACAATTATGCCCTTTTCAGGTGTCAATATGATGAGTCGTTTGGAGGTTCCCAAGTTTCCAACGCAGTGCAAGGGAATGTGTTGGATTTTGAAATTCCGTATTACAACAATCGGCGTTTTTCTAGCACGTACTTGTCTAATACTTCCTCCGCTAAAGCTTTAGCGGCTAATATCAATGCCATCAAATTCCCAGATGGCACAACTGAAGTCAAAACACAATCCTTTGACTTATATAAAGCTGTAGGAGAAGATTTTAACTTTTTCTTTTTCACAGGTAGCCCCACATGGTGGAATGTGGCTATCTCAGCTACCCCTACTTAGGGGAAACTTATCCACAATTGGTGTTGCAACGCACCGCGCGGAACTCAGGTGTGAGTTTACCGCGTCAAGTTATGCTTGGTTCAATTTAGAACCCTGGTTTTTTCAACCTAAGCATTGCTTGGGGGAAATTTTT